GAGACGGCTCGCATTGCCGCCGTGAAGAAGATGGAGCAGGCGCAGCGGACCATCAAGGCCCCGCACCGCGACCTTGCCACCCTCGTGAGGGATTACGTCTTCTCCGAGGTAGAGTCCGGCAGCATGACGCCGTCACTCTCTGAGGGCCTTCGGGCACAGGAGATGCTGGATAAACGAAACGATAAGACCGCAGACCGCGACCTTGTCGTCTCGCTTGCCCAGATCCTAGGAGGGGTATCTACAACCTACGAAGTCATCGAGGCTAAGCCCGTCCACGAAGTGGCAGAGGCATCATGAAGAACGAGTGGGTCTACGTTGGAGGGACGTTCGATCTCTTCCACTACGGACACATGAAGTTTCTTGAGCAGTGCCGAGAGTACGGTCCGGTAATCGTTTCCCTAAACACTGACGACTTTGCTTCCCGCTACAAGCGAGAACCGATCCTGTCGCTCGGAGAGCGAATGGAGGCTCTGTCAGGATGCAAGTACGTGGATGATGTCTGCGTCAACATCGGCGACGAGAATAGCGGACTGACGATTGACCGAATCACCGACCGAGAGATTGCCTACATCGCCCACGGGGACGACTGGGCGGGGGAAGCCCTTCTCAACCAACTTGGAATCACAGACCAGTGGCTCCAGGATCGAGCGATTCAGATGCTCTATGTTCCATACACCGGAGGGATCTCTACGAGCGAGATCATTGGGAGGATTAAGACGAGTGAAACTGGCTGCGATTGCAACCCTGTACGGTAGGCACGACAAGACCCTTCCGCTCCTAGAGCAGGTCTTGAACTCCAGCCGGGTTCCCGATGAACTCTGGCTTATGTGCGAAGGGGTCGATGACGCAAAGGCGGCAATCTGGGCCCTAAACAAACTAGGTCACAGGGGGGCCGCAGTTACCGTACTTGAAACGAACTTGACACCGATGGGAACATATGCTATAATCCCATATTCTAACAAGATTAACTGGGCACTCGACAGGACCAAGGCAGACGCCGTAGTATACATCGACAACGGATCAATGCCCTCCAGGGAGAAGTACGGCACGATGCTCAAGGCGCTCGAAGACAACCCATCATGGGGGGCGGTCTACTGCTCACAAGAGCGAAGTGGATACGATGCCAAGACCCAGTGGGCAGACAGCGTTGTTGAAAATGCATACGCAGTTCTGAATTATACTCAGGTTATGCACCGCGTAACCAACGACCGTTGGACAACCAATATGTCGCATGCAGATCCAGATCTTGCAGATGCGTTGTTTTGGAGAGATCTTCACAAATCTATTGGTCCATTCCATCCAGTGGATACCAACACTATCCATGACTGGCACCACATCAACTCACAGAAGGCAGAGGGAGTATAATGCCGAAGACCGCAGCGTGGCAGCGCAAAGAAGGACAGAACCCAAAGGGTGGTCTCAATGCCAAGGGACGCGCATCTTACAAGGCGCAGACTGGTGGGACGCTTAAGGCTCCTGTCAAGAGTGGGGACAACCCGCGACGCGCATCATTCCTCGCTCGCATGGGCGGTACTCCCGGACCAGAGCGTGACGAGAAGGGTCGACCGACCCGACTGCTGCTAAGTCTCCAAGCGTGGGGCGCAAGCAGCAAGGCTGACGCCAAGAGGAAGGCCGCAGCAATTAGCAGCCGGAATAAGGGGAAGCCCTCTGCAAAATGAAATTGCACGAGATCTGGCTCTCGGCCGCGATAACATCGAGTTCTTTGCTGAACGCTGGCTTGGTATCAAGGGAAATCCCGGGCAAGTGGCATGGTGGAACGCCTGCGCAGAACGCGATGACACGGGGTTTCGGCCAAAACACCTCACGACCGTCGTATCAGCCGGCAATCGTGCAGGGAAAACGCTGGCGATGGCGGTCGTCTGCATTCACCACGCCTTGTACAAAATGGGAATTCAGCAGCCAAAACATGACGATCCCTCGGATGCACGACGATGGTCAAACGCCCCGTACGACTGGTACCACGTAGGGATCCAGCAAGAGACCGCAGAACTCGTTCACCGAGAAATCTCGGCAATGCTTGCCGGAAATCACGCGGCACAAAAGGGTAAGGGATGCCCCCTTTCGAAGGAACTAGGAGACATCGCAACGCTTGATAAGAAGTATCGCGGTGAGTATCTGTGGATTAAGTTTCACCCCCTAATGGGCGGAGCAAGTATCCACTTCCGAACGACTCAGGAGAAGGCGAAATCGCTTCTCGGGAAGGACATGAATGGGATCTCGTTCGACGAGGCGGCATTCGAGCCACACTTGGTGGAGATCTACCAAGAGGTCCTCAACCTCCGACGGCTCTCGACGGGAGGTCCGCTCCACTTCATCGGGACCCCGACAGAAGGAATCGGAGACTACTCCGACCTCTGGGAAATGGGAAACCCCGACAATCCCAACCGTGACTCTCAGTTCATTTCTTTCAGACTTTCAACCCGCGACAATGTTGGATACGGACTTGACGCCACCAACTTCGAAGCAATCGTCAGGCAGCAAGCGGAATACCTCATCCCGCAAAACGTCGACGGATTCTTCATCGAAGCGCGGGACTCCTACTTCGCATCACAGTCAGTCGAAGGAACCTTTGATCCTGACGCTAGTGGGGATGTTCCGCCACAAAAAGGACATCGGTACGTTCAAGGATGTGACCCCGGTATTTCTTCTGACGCTACATGGACAGTCGTACTCGATTACACAGACCGCAACAGAATCGTGGGAGTACGAGCACGAAGACGATCTGGAAAGCAAACTATTCCAGCCGTGGTAAACATGGTCCGAGAGAACTCTCTCTTGTACCAGCAGGATGGAGCATTCTGCACCACTATTGTAGACGAGACTGGGCTCGGAGGACGCCTGTTCCGTCAAGAGTTTAACGTGATCAAGCCACTCCGTGGCTATGACTTCGGTGGGACCAAGTCCAAGAAGTTGGCTTTGCTCTCGACGTTAAAGTCCATGATGGATCACGGAACACTGGTCATCCCTCGCGGGCAACCGTGGGACGACCTTCGGAGGCAGTTGCTCTCATACAAGTTAATGGACAAGAAACTTGAAACAGACGCGGTGATGGCACTAGCCCTCGCCGTATGGTACGCGGCAAGGAACCCGGAGAAGCCAGTGCAAGATCCGGTGTTCACCTATTATGGAGCGAGTGATTGATGGCTAAGGTACGAGGCGTTCCCCGCGCATTTCAGGGGACACGAGCAATTCCGGGGCAGTACACCACTGACCCAGATGTAGCGACCCCAGAACAGATTGCCTCTATCGGCAAGGCTGTTGATAAGGCCAAGCGAATTGGCCGTGGAGAGCGGGTTTATGAGCCGCTCGGCGGTGGTGCGCCACTTAAGACTTCTACGTCCCCGGCTGGGGTTTCCGGCGCTTCCTCCCGTCGAGCCCCAGCCGGGGCGACCAGCGGCATTGCTGCTACTGGCCCCGCTATTGCTACTAGCCCGACCCGTGTTAACGCCTCCGCTGGCGGACAGGGTAAGCCGCTTGCCAAGCGATTCCAGAAACTCGATGTCAAGAAGTTGACTGAGGCTCAGGCCGTATCAGTCAAGTTGCTTGAGACGTCGCTGTCGATGCAGAACATCCCAGCCGAACAGGACGAGAACTACCTGCTCTACGGTGAAGTGCTGATGCGAAAGCAGACGGCAGAGCCAGAGCAGAACCGACTCCGAGCACTGTTCCGACGCTTCGACAATCTCTATCACCCGAACGTCATCACCATCGGTGGTCCTGACCACTGGGCCGATGACGCCACGGCACGCACGGCGGGACGAGCACACGTCTCGGTCAACGTGCACGCCGCCTATGTCAACATCCCGGCATCGCTCCAAGCCGTTATGCCGGTTATCAACTACGTCCCTGCCGGCGAGGCCCCAGAGGACCGAGATGCTGCGGCTGATGCCGAGCGACTCTTCTTCCGATGGGCAGAAGAGAATGAGTTTGATCTCATGCTCGAAGATGCCTGCTTTATCAAGTCCCTCTACGGCTACACTGCAGGCAAGATCTACTGGGATGCCGAGGCAAAACTTCCTCGCATCCGCATCGTCCAGACCCCAGAGAACCTGTATCTCGGCTTCGGCATGTCCGACTTCAGCCGACTGGACTGGGCTCTCTACACCTACGGCATGAGCCCGCAGGCGGTCGAAGAGGACTACGGCATCAAGGTCGTCGCCACCCAGCAGGGCGGCAAGTGGTACAATTACACGGCCTCGACGCACGATGACCCGATTGCCAACGTCTACCAGAATCAGTTCGAGCGCAACCCGCTCCGACGCGAGACTCCATACGAGATGCAGCAGGTCGAAGTGTTCGACTACTGGTACAAGGTACCGGGAGCACCGGGCAAGGCCCCGACGGTCTACAATGCAATCCTCGTCGGCAACACAGTTGTTAAGAACACTTCTCACCCTGAGTTCAATGGCGAGATCCCGTACGTCCTCCTTGCGAACGCTAAGGTTCCGGGAAGCCCATACGGCAAGCCAGAACTCTACGACGTGGAGCAGTTGCTCCGCGAGAAGGACGAGCGTATCACCAACCAGGCGCAGATGATCCACTCGGTCATCGGCGGACAGATGTTCCAGTTGGTTGGACCAGAGGCACCTGACGAGGTACCACCAAACGCAATCCCGAAGCCCGGCAAGATGGCAACACCTGGCCCTGGCAACGAGATCCGTCCGATCTCCCCGTTCATTCCACAGTTCCAGATCGAAGACTACAACCGCCGTATCGACCGTGAGATCGCGGTGGTAACGGGCCTGAACGACCTCCTCCTCGGCCTTGCGCCGTCGGGAGTGCTCGGATCGTCCCGTGCCATTGCTTCTCTCGTTGCCAACTACGAGGCACGCATTGCGCCAAAGCGCAAGTTGCTCTACTCGTGGATCAAGCAGACGTGGAAGATGTGCGCACAGATCTGGGAGAAGAAGCAACCAGAGGTCGGACTTGTCTTCAACGGCAACTACCGACTCGACATCACCCCACCAGAACTGACGCCACGAGACACGCTCGAACTGGCACAGACAGCAATCAACCTCGTCCAGAACCGAGTCTGGAGCGCGGAGCGCGCAATGGACCGTGTGGGCGTAGAGGACCCAGAGGGCGAGATGATGGTCATCCGCGAGGAGCAGACCGACGCAACCCTCAACCCGTCGTCCGTGATGGCGATGGCCAACCTGATGCAGATGTTCCAGCAGATGGGACTTCAGCAGCAGCAGGCAGCGGCCGAGCAGTTCGCTCAGCAGCAGGCCAGCGTAGCAAATACGGCACGTACACTACAAGCACCAGCGGCTGGTACGCAGTCGCTTAACCAAGCAGAGAACCAGTCACAGGTACCGGCAGAGGCCACCCCGGCCAACGCCCTAGCCGAGAACGCAGCGCCAGTCGCTGAGGAGATTGTCTAATGGCACGTCGAGGTAGATTCGGTCGGGCAACCTCAGGGTCAGCCAACCTAAGTTCGTTCATCAGTAACCTGATCCAGAACAGCATTCAGCGTAACGAGAGTGCGTTGCTCAATGCGTTCAGTGACCAGACAATGTTCGGTGGGTCTGTACCGACCGCACTTGACATTGAGGACTACGTAAACTCGCGCACTGCCGGACTTGATCCCAACTCATCCGAGTTTGCCTATTACCAGAACATGCTGGAGAATGCAAAGCGACAAGAGAGACAGCGCACTGTTAGCGCCGCATCGACGGCGTTTAACGCAAGCGGCGGTGAATCATACGATGAATTCTACTCACAGATCTCTGGGCTACTTAGTAGCGGGGACCTGAGCGCGGAGGAGCGAGTTGAATTTGAAGCCCTCCTAACACAGAAGACAAGGGACTACGTCGGCATTGTTGCCTCAGAGTACACCGCTGGAATCACCTCGTTCGAGGATCTTGTGGCGAAGACTGATGTTGCGATTGGTCGACTTACTGGGCAGAACCAGGAGAATGCTTTGCTAGAACGAGCAAGTAGCATCGTGGTCCGAGAGACCGCCTCTCTTGAGTCCGGCGCTATTGATGTCGCGCAGTTCAAAAGCATGACTGGCATTGCAATGCGAGGGATAGAAAAGGGAAGCCCTGCCGCATTTGACATCGGTGTTGGCATTCAAGCGGCGATCTGGAACAAAGAAATTGATAAGTATAACGTTGCCCTAGCCAAAGCAAAAAATAAAGGCTATACTGCAAAAATTAACTCCAACAAGAACTGGATTGAATGGGCCAAGACGCAACTCCAGCAACTTGAGGACGCCGGACTAGGTGAATCGCAGTTTGCATCAGACATCAAGGTTGAGATTGAAAGCAAGAGATCAGATCTGAATGCCGCCCAGGTTGCAGCATACAACGCTGGTTACAAGAGACGCGTAGAGGAGATCCAGTCAATTGAGGCAAGCATCAATGAAATGATGAGGAATGTTCCACTCGTCATTGGTGGTGAGACAAAGGTGTTTAGCATTGATCAGATCTACGGCACAAGCGTTACGGACTCTATCGGGACTGCGGTGCAGTTGATTAGGTACCTTGATGTAAGCCCGGAATTACGAGCACAGTACGACTCCCTGATGGAGGCGTACCGAGGTGCATCTGCAGACCTATACAATTACGCATCGTCTAACGGCGCGGCGTCAGAGGCTAAGTTTTACAAGGACAAGTCAAAGCAGTTGCGCAGCATGACTGGTCTTGACACGTCGATGGAAGACTATGAGGATGCTTACGACATCCGTCTGGATCTTGTATCCAGGGCCAATGGAAATGACGCAAGCATTAAGGCTATCAATGAGCAGTGGCTACAGTTCCTATCCGGTAACAACACCAGGTATTTCGGGAAGGGGATGGCTGCCCCGAAAGATGCATTCACGGAACAACTAATTGCTAACGAAAAGGCAATCTATAGCGGAACCTCAACAAGTACTCCGGCGACTGGATATGGGGCAACGTTTGCTGGATATTTCAACCGTGACGTAAAACTCCCGGAAGGATATACAGGAACATTTGAAGACCTTGAGGCTCAGAACGTTATTGATACCGCAAAGAACGCAACTGGACTTATTGACGGTACCATGATTATTGGTCCGGGACCAGACGGAAGACAGGCAACCATCCCATCAAGGCCGGCTGATTTGAGTCGCGGCGAGCACATGTTCCTCACCAGGGATGATAACGGCGTTGTTCGAGCAACAATTTCTCAAGGAGTTGCCGTTGAGGGCGTGGCGATGGGTCAGACTGTGAACACATGGGGATTCTATTTCCCGGATCAGGGTATCTGGGTAGATAAGTCTACTGGTGAAAGGTATACAACTCCACCGTTCTCAGGAGCAAATGGCAATAAGATTGAAATTGGTCCAGATGGTCAGCAGAGAATTAGGGTTGACCAAGAGGAAAGTGTTCTTGATGAGCCCGGTGAACAAAAGCCTTGGACCCCTCTAAGAACCTCCGCAACAAACGGACAGGGGAAAGTTATTGAGCCGGAAAAAGTTTCATTTGCAGATGCAGTTCTTGGCAAGACCTCAGGGTCGTCTAAGAATAGTAGCGGCTCAATAGAAGCAATCAGTGCTGGATTTAGGCCGGGTGGTCTTGCCGGAGCAGGAGCGATTAAGGCACTCCTTTCTGTTGTCGACGAAGAAAAGGCAAAAGAAATTACTGAAGCAATAGAGATTTACCAGCAAGGTCAAAATCTGTACAATCAGTTTAGGGCCGGAGAGCGTAACATGGAAATCTCCGAGAACAAGGCAAACATTTCCTCATTCGATACTTTCTTGGGGCAGAATTCCAATTTCCAAGGAAAGCAGTACAAGAAGGAAGTTCTTGTTATCCGGAATGGAAGGCCGGAGTGGCGTGCCATTCCGTACAGAGATGCCTACATTGAGAAAGAGCCGGGCCTATTTGTTAGGAAGGATCAGGCGACTGAGGTTTCTTCGTTTGGAAAGAAGTTGGACGAGTCGAGCCAGTCATTCCCTGCCGTCATTGACGTAAGGAAATCAATCGACGCTCCTAATGTTAAGCCATATCTAGAATCAACGTTCCTCGATAAGAAGGATGTTAAGCCTGCCGACTCGTCAATGAACTACTTCTTCAGGAAGGTTGGATTCACTGGCTATGCGGAGGACACTCGTTCTGAAGCGCTTGGGGCGACAAGGGCCGCTATGGCCACTGGGGTTACAGCACCCCGTGTCTCAACCACACCATCACTCCCGGGATATGCTAACCCGAATTACGGGACGGTAAGCACTGGAAGGGATTTCGGAACACCGCTTACACTCGCAATTCCAAAATTTACGGCACCGACCATGCCGGTAGTTTCGGCAGCGCAAAGGGCTGGGCTTGGAGTTTCTGAGGGCGATACTCAGGCTGAGTTGCTTGGCCAACTTCGCGCACTAGGGACTCCCGGATTCTCCATGCCAAACGTTGGCGGGTCAACCAAGACTACGCCTCTTGGCGGTAGTTCCTCTCGCAATATAAACCTTAAGGTTTAAGGAGGGTTAATGCCAACTCTTACAGACCCGAATCGAGGATCATCCTATAGCGCTCCTAGATATAAAGCGCCTAGGGTTACGCTTGGTCGAGGCGGACCAAGTGTTGACCCTAATGTTGGTAAATTTAGTTTTGGCCTAGAGCAAAAGCCGGGGGAGGTCATTAGCGAGGCTGGTGCCCTGGCCGAGGCTGCCGTTGGGTTTACTGCTGGAGTCGCCCAAAGCGTTCCAGTTTTTGGAAAACCAATTAGCACATTTGCTGGTGAGGTTGCTACTAACATTTCAGAAATTGGATTTGAGGGAGGCCCGAAGGTCAAGGATGTTGCAAACGTCCCGCTCAAGTTGCTTGAGGGCGCAGGAAATCTAGCGCTCGACGCACTTGGGTTCTTTGGCGATGTAGTTGAGCGTGGGGTCGCTCAAGGAAGAGTCATGACAACTGGTGGTGAATCCTTTAAGGATTTGCCAAATGATGTCAAGACGGCAATGAGTCGCGGGGATTACGTTCAGGCTGGAGACTTGCTTTTCAAGTCCGGAACTACTTACGGTACTGGAATCCCGGCACTCGTCCTAGACTTCCTTTTTGACCCATTGACGTATGTTCCCGGCGCTGTAATTACCAAGGCGGTTTCGACGCCGTTCAAGGTAGCAGCGAGTGCGGCAAAGTTTGGTGTTGGAGCAACTAAAGCGCAGAAGGCAACGAAGTTAGGGCACGAGTCATTCCAGAGGGTTATTAGGGGTTCCATGAACCCAGTAGAAATTGATCGAAGAATTGAAATTGCATCTGGTCTTTTAAGGACTGGATCCAACGGAGTTGCTGCCCCAGTTGGAAAGCAAGTTCTTGTTGACAACCTTAATAGTACTATGTCTGTAATTGTTGGATCTGCTGCCCAAAGCCGGTATGCAACTGAGTCGTTTATCGGTTCGCAAGAGATTGCAAATTCTATCATTGACAAAATTGCGCTTACTGTTGGTCCGGG